CTAATGGTCTGCGTACCAAAAGTCCATGTCGCTGAAAGGACCCCAAAATAGGGGGGCGTAGCTGTCATCATGTTTGCTTCTCCTGCCACTCAGCATTCTTGCCACTCTTGACCCTGGTTATCTCAGTCCCGCTAGCCGAAGCGATCTCGACCGACCAATCATACCAACCAGGTCGAAGCAATCCAGTAACCGCCTTAGCCACATCAAATCGAAGCGTCACGTTTCCGCTTCCGGCATCAATGACAGTACCGCTTTGGACGAATGAATTAACCCCTTGGTCATCCTCGTAACGCATGCCGAATTTACAGGTCGCTGTAGCCGCCACGAATCCGCTCGGAAGCGCAACCGTCCAAGAGAATGCCCTGCCATTGGAATTCAAATAATCATCCCCGATTATCAATGGGCTTGCCAACTGACCCGATTCTGTAACCGGAGTTGAAACCGTTACCGTTCCGCCTGCCTGGATTAGATCCGTTTGGCTCTTTACGTTGTTTAGAATGTTGCCTGCTTGCGTCCCTGAGTAACCCGTTGCAAGATCAGTAGACCAAGGATTACCAGCTGCACCTGAATCAATCAACGCCTTGCCCGTTGTGCCTGCCGTTGTGTGTCCGCTGGTCGCCTCATCCCAAACGCCATCGGCCACCGCTCCAGAAATTTCGCTCAGGGTAAACGTCAAGTTCGGAATCATCATGTACGCCGATGTTGTATCAGGCACAGTTGCCCATTGACCTGTTGCCGATCGCGTACGGATCGTTGCAACTTTAGTTGAGCCGACATAATCCTCGACAAGCCCAACTTGATCTTGGCCCGTTCCGCTTCTGATGAAAACTAGCTGCCCATTATAGGCATCGTCACTTGCTGATGCACTTGCATTAAGCGTGATCGTGGTCGATGTACCACCTTGTGCTAGCCCTTCGTTGACTGAGTTTCTACCCGCATCAGCAAGAATTACAAACTCGCTTGTATTGTCTGGATTGATTCGCCAATCTCGATCAACTGTCGCAACCTTGGTCGAGCCGTTGTATTGAAGAATCAATCGAGCCTGCCCCGCTCCTGTTCCTGTCTCGATAAATATCAACCCAGGATCGTACTCGCCGTTAGTCGCACTTGCACCCGCATCGAGTTGAATCTGATTGTTGCCCGTTCCTGGCCCCTGTGCTGTCCCTGCCCGAACGATAACGCTAGCCAACTGCCGCAATCGTCGCCCGGCTGAGGATGCGATGTTGTGCGTCGCGCCCGTCAGCACTTCGTCCCAAACCGCATCGGCAATCGGAGAGTAAAGATCATTAGTCGCAAGTGCGTTTGGCCCTAGTTCAGCAATGCCACCGCCGGCAGTGATATCGAGGTTGCCGAAGTTAACTGGGAAGGTCACAATCAAATCAGTCTTCGCTTTAATCGCCGCAACTTCGGTGTCGATAAAATCATCGATAGCGTCAACGCTTGTTTGTGTTGCTCGGCTTGCGATTGTCGCATCGATCCTTCCAAGCTCCGTTGCAAGCTCCGTCCTAACGCCGCTTGCCGTCAGTGTACTTACCGCCCCAGCAAGAGCCGTGATTGTCCCTGTCGCTGTTGCTAAGCCTCCGGTTGAGTTAGTTGCATTGGTGTAAATCGCATCGAACACGCTGGCAGGCAGCACGCTCCAATGATGCGATGCCATCGAGTGAGCCGTATTGCCCGAAGTCAGAACCAAGCGTCCTGTCGTGTCAGTGTTGCCTGTCGTCAACGCGATCAAGTAATAACCGTTTGCATCATGCGTAACCGTCGCACCGCTCAATGTTGCAACCGTCCCATTTTTCGCTAAACGAAAATCACCGACGACGGCATTGGTAACCGCCGCCCCGGTCGAGTCAAGAACAGGCCCAACGATTACAGTTGCTACCGTCGATTGCTTCAATCCCTTCATTAGCACTCTGCTCCTAGTAAGACCCGTCTACGCCTGTTTCCGCCCGCCGCTTGTTCCGTGTACCTTCGCCTGCGTCTTAGTGGCATGTTGCCGCGACCGATTTGCCATAGCTGACGAACCTCGCCCGGTGTTAAGGATCGCAGATACAACCTCCAGTCGTCTGCCAAGCCGTCTATATTTCGCTGCAACCCACTTACACCGCCAAGATTCAGCGTAGTTGTTGACGCCGCGATAGTGCCAGAAAACGACGCTGAGCCAATAGATGCGCCGTTCACGAATGCCGTTACTGTCGTCCCGTTCCAAGTCGCGCAAAGATGATCGAAGCGAGTCCCTGGCGCAGTGTACGAAAATACATTTGTCGTGCCGTTGATTGCGACTGCTAAGCCTGAGCCCTGGTATGACATGGCAAATTCCGAAAAATTGGCCCTCGAAACCAATCTGGAAAAGCCTGTCCCGCTGCCTCCCGTTGATCGCAACCTCGCCCAAACAGACATCGTTAGCTGTGTTGTCGCCTGAGTGCGTAAATTAGCCGTTACCACGTCATCCAGTCCATCAAAATCTAAAGCACCCTTTCCACCGCTGACTACCCAATCGGAAGCAGGATCCATATTGGTCAAGGTGCCCCAGTTCTGCCTTCCAGACAGATCCCACAATCGAGTGCCACCCATTGCAGGATTAAGCGAAGGACACCACCATCCGGCATCAGGGAAAAGACGAGGAAACATTGCCTCCGATGCCGACCGAGCGAAACCATTTTGTACCGACGTATTAAGCCAAGTCACTACTCGACCACCTTATCAACAAGCGGAATGAGAATGACCCGCGAAGCGTTATCGGTTGCCGTTGTTTCGTCCCTGACCGCCACCCCTAAATTGTTGTCTGCAATCGGAGCAACGTAACGCCCGATAGGTCTCCAAACTACAGGAGCCTGAATAAGAACAGTATTTGCATCAGCAGTTGCCACTAGCGAGGTAACCGCTGGCCCTGCTTGACGTAAATTAGCATCCGAAGTACCAAGCGTATAAGAACCCGCAGTTCCAGTGACCTTGGCAGGCCACTCGGATCCGTCGCGGGAATTGACAAGGTAAAGATCAACCGTATTTCCAGCCGTCGGAGCTGTACCGGTCTCAATAATCAAATAGACCGCGTAATCGCGATCCCAATCAGAGCCAAGATCCGCGGATGCACCTTGGATCGCAGATCCATTGCCAAGCGCATCAAACGATAGCGTGTGAGTAACACCGCTTGCACCAGCCTCACCCCAAATAATCGCCGTACCTTGTGAAACCTTAAAACTATCAGGCAACGCCATTTTGCATCATGCTCCTTGCTGATTGAACGTGACCGGGCTCAACATGCGACCATCCTACCGATTCCGTCCACTTTACTGTCTTCCACTGTAGCGACTTGAGCCGCTCGATTTGGGCTTGCGTTGCAATGCCAAACGATACCAGACCGTGCATCATGTCGATTGCCGTCTGACTGCTGAGGTCTGCGTTGAACACGTTTCCGCTCGCGTCCTCTATCCATCCAACAATCGAGATGCAAAGCTTTTTTATCTGTTCGTCAGACGATTCCCGGCCAAGTTTGACCGAGGCGTATAACGACTCCTCAAGCGACCACTTTTTAACTTCGACCACTGGAACCAATCGATTGACCGTGACCGTCCGCACGTTTATCAAGTCCGCTGCCGCTTGGTCGCTTGCGCCTTGGTATTGAGGTTTTTTAAGCTCTTCAATCAATGTTTCGTAATTCACGCTCGCGCCTCAATTCTGGTTGTGACAAAAACAACATACTCGATGTACCTCCAAAAACCGATCGCATCAAGAATCGGATTAAGCATCGGGGACATTACGCAATATCGAATGTGATAGGGGCTTCTGTGATGCTCGGCATGATGCTTGCACGATTGCAGGATGCCACATCGTTGAGCCATCGAAACCAACCAGCCATTCTTTCCCTTCGAGTGTCCCCAAGCGTGAATCTGGTTGGCTTGACTCAAGAACAAAAACGTAAGCCATGCGTCTTGTGTCGCATCGAAGCAAAGGCACGCCCCACAAGCCAACATCGATGGGATGATTGTCGTGTAGTTTCGATGCCAATAAGAGCCCTTCAAGAATGCATACTGATCTGAATGGTGCAACTGGTTTGGCCCACCGATGAGCCTGCCAAAAATAGGAGTATCTTGATCCAGGTACGAATCTTCCCACCAATGGAACACACCGGCGATAAAGTCAGCCGCGAGGAATGACAGGATTACGAATAGGATCCACTCGATCATTCGCCGCCCCTCATTAATCTTCCGATTTCTGTCTTTAGCTCTGAAATCATCGCCCAAAGTTTTTCGCGATCGCTTCGGCATTCTTGCAAGTCTGCCCTAGTCGCTCGCTTTTCTTCGACGAATTGAAGGTATTGGTAAACATTGGCCGATGTTAGAGCACCGCAAACAGCCATGCCGATTATCACAACCAAAGAATCCTGTGTCACTTTACCAACCCCTTCGCCTGCTCAAAAGTGAGATAGCCAACGTGATCCTTACGCTCCGATCCCTTGGAAACCTCGAACCGTGGAGTCACCGGAAACGGATGATCTTCGACAATACCGACTTGCCATCCCGCATCCAAGAATTTCTGCATCTCGCATCGCTTCCACTTTTCACAAGGGGGGCAATTTTTGGAGACGAATACCAATATCTCAATCTTCAATGGCTTGTCGCTTGGGCTCGGGATCGGTTTGGGGTCTTCGATGGGAGCTGGTTGAACTGTTAGAGATTCTCGAACAGTTGCGACCTGTCCAGCAAGGTCGCTCGATGGAATGTCGCATTGCGTTGGATCGGGCTTGTACCCATTGAAAACCCAACCAAACAAGCAAAGCATTATGCAACCAATCAAGATAGACTCCCTTTGTTCGTTACTCATCCCAATGGCCTCGATTGCATCCAAGATACTTTGCGTGGCCCTGGCGTTGAAAGATCCGACACGCCGACAATCGATGTCCATTGATGCCGACAGAGAGCATCGATTACCGATGGGGCAATCTCAGTCCAAGAATCGTTGTGGCTGTTGAGTCTCCAAATGTAGTTGCGGTTCTTGCTGTCTTTGCGTTTGCTGTAGCCAAGCCATGCCGTAGCATGACCGCCACCGCGACCGAGACTGACCGACTCCAAAACACCGTTTCGACTGTAGAAACTATCATTCCAGAGCGTCCCGGTATGAACCGCACCTACACCGCTTGCCAAGTACCGAAAGATGGCATCATACGAATCTAGCCAAGTATGCGAGCCAATGCGATACGGAAAAGCTTTCATTCGCATATCGTCGCTAATGAGCGTCCGAGCGTTGTTTGGATATGGAGTTGAGTAAGGCAAATCTTTTTCGGGAAGCATCCCAATCGATGTTGCGACCTTAAGACCCGCTTCGATGGTGGATCCTTTGTCGAAACCGAGCAAGCCTTGGCTTTGTCTTTGTGACTCAAGATACGCAAACAATTGCGACAACTGACGATCAACGCTAAACGAGCCATGCACCAACGCCCAAACGTATTCGCAAGCATTGGTAAGCGAAAAGCCTTGGCACGATCCCATGTTGCCTTGCTTGTCGTGCCGCATCAACTTTCGAGGATCGATTTCTTCTGGAGCCGCGAAGTCTCGCATGGTGAACTCGATCTGAGTCGAGCTAGCTTTGATCGCGTCTCGGTTTTCTATGGTTGGGTCATAGCCTGTGAAAAAATCACTCATTACCAAGCCCCCGCTATTTCTCGATTGACCTTGGCGATCTCATATTCCTTACCGGCAAAGCTTGCAGGCAAATCGAGTTTGTCAATGGCCTCGTAGACTCGATCGAGTGCCTCACGTTGCTTAGCCCCTGCGTTGTCGGCAATGAATTTCGTCCAAGCTTCTTGATCTTTAATCTCGCCGGACTCGATCTTTGAAGCTGCCTCTAAGAAAGCCTGCTTGTAGGCCGATCGGATGGATGGCAACGTCTGAGATACGACCGCCTTGAGCTCCTTCGGTTGTGGCTTGTCCCCTGGTTGCTGGTTCCACAACATCGCAAAGACCGCCAACGCCGCGACAATCCAAGGCAACCAGTTTTCTTTTTTCTTTTCGTCAGCCATCATCCATCCTTGTGTTTTGCCCTTCTCGCTCCGACTAACCCGCTTGCAAGGATTGAAGGTTAGTAGGTAGTCGTTGCGATCTGGGCTTAGTCTTGATCGTCGTCGCTGACCGTGGAATCAAAGGGCTCGCCGACCGCGACATCTTCCGAAGGATTCTCGACCTTCTGCGATTGCCACCAGAGCCAGAGCTTGAGAGCGATCTGGATAAGCAAAAACAGCGTTGCCGGATCGATGCCGACTAACTCAGGATGCGAGCCGAAAAGCAACTTTCCAGCTTCCTCATCGCCGTCGATGGTCTTTGCGACCAAATCAGCCACGGTCGGATCGGATCGGCGAGCGATCCAAATTTCCCGAGCCGCCCGCCTAGCTTTGAGCCTGTCAGCAAATTTTACGCGATTCACTTGGTCACCTCTGGCTTTGGATCCACTGGCCGAACAGACTCGCCGACAACCCAAGCTCCAATCGTGTAAACAAGCAACTGGATTTGATCCTCAGATAAAGGCACTTTATCTTTGAGCACGACAACAGCAATGGCCGCAGCCGAAACCCAAAAGCGTTTGGACTTAAAAAGACTTTCCATAATTTTGACTCCTTTACCGCATTTTAGGCTTGACCCGCTGAAATTGCAAGCAACGGCCCTAAATTCGTCATTTTCTGTGTTTCCTTGAAGAATCTGCTGAATGACTTCCTTTTATCTTTTTGTCAAAAGGAATGCCCATTTCAAGATTCCTTCTTGTGACTTCAGAAAAAACGTATTGCATACCAGAACTAGACAGAAAGGAAGCGTGCTTTGCGAGATTACATCTATTGCAAGCCGTAACCAGGTTGGATGCAGAATCGTCACCACCGGATGACAGTGGAACTATGTGATCGCACCTAAGCTCGACTTCGTTGGTTTGCGATCCGCAATAAATGCAACGAAAGCCATCTCTGTTGAAAATCAAGAACTGATCTCCACGTTGATTTGCTTTTTGCTGATCTGCGCAACACTGATCCGAGCAATATTTTCTCCACGGTTTTCCAGTAAATTCTTTCCCGCAACGAGAACAGGTTCCGCTTTTCAACAAATGACCTTTTTCGTCTTTGATAGTCAAATCTAAATGCAACTCCATCGAAAAACTCCTTGTTTTTGATATTGATTAAAACTAAACCTTTCGTTTCTCCCGCTTGCGAGCCGCCTTAGCTGTCTTTGGTCGCTTCTTGGTCTTGCGAGCGAGAAATAGCCCCAAATGCTCGTTCATTGCCTCAAAAATCAGTTGGCTTAAAGTCATGTCCATTTTGGCCGCTGCTCGATCCCAAGCCGCCCAAGCTTCGTCAGGTTGGCTGATGTTCTTTCGTTGCGTCATTGGGTCACCTCGATCCATGTACCGACTTGATCCTCTGGCCCAACGTACCACTTTTCGACCTTCAGCCTATAGACCTGCCCATCGTCGATGTAAGCAACGCCGTTTAAGGAATCGAGGATGCCCTTGGCCGTATTGTCGATGTCCGGCCTGCTCATCTTAGGCTCGCGAGCCGTTCGACGTATCTTGCTATGGCCTTTCGGTCGCGAGTACCAGCAAACAATCTCGATTGACAATGGCCCTGTCAAGCATCGATTGATCGAAGATTTCCAAGCCAACTGGACAGCCTGCTTGAAAGCATGGATGGGATGATGTTGCTCTGTGTAGGCCCTCGGAAAGCCGTTCTTCGTCGAAACCTTTGGCCGTGGTTGCGCCACCGGCTCGCCTGGAATGAAAATTTTCATTTCTTCCTCCTTAGCGCTGGATGATCTTTGTTGACGACGGCTCGGAGTGCGTCGAATAACTCTTTGGTTCTCGCCTGAGATTCGGTCAGCTTTCGGCTCGTTCGCTCTAGCTGCTTGCGAAGGTCTTTATTTTCGGATTTAAGATCCTCGATGTTGGCAAAGTATTCGGAAAGTTTCATCGTAAGTTAGCCTTTCGATACTCTGCAGCATGATCGCTTAAGACCAGCTTTGTGTTTTCGTCGTGCTGTTCTCTGGTTATCAATCCAGCCTTAAACGCATCTCCTGAATCCCATATTCGTTTCATGAATGGCCTTAGGCTTACATGGCTGTAGCTTGCTGAATCGCTTTCGCGACTCTTGATTGATTCAATCAGAACGCCTTTTTTCTGATCCGTTCTGTCTCGCATCACAACGCCTCGCAAATGCAAAGCAAAATCAGAATACTGCAAATGGCTCGGTCTTGGGAGCTCGTCCTTTGTCCACCTGTAGACAACCGACAAAGCCTCCTGCGTAGTTATGTCTCGCAGTGTTCCCTGCCAAGCGTCGATTGTGTCAATGACCCTTACGCTGTTCTCCTGCAGGTAAACGTAAAGAGCCGGAAAATGTGCAAATACCACCTCGGTAAAAAACAATCGATTTTCAGACGCGTCCATTTTTGATATCCTCGATGAGTTGCCTTGCCTTGTCTCCCCTTGTCTCCCTGCCCTGCGGATTCTTAGCAGATTCCAGTTTCGCTTTTGCGATCTTGTCGAAGTCGTTTTCAACATGCAATAGATTTTTCGCCTGTTTGCTGATTGAAAAATCAATGTCCGCCAGTGATTTTTCTTTCCCTCTCTCGATCAATCGCTTGATCCAAGTTTCCTGCAGTATTTCGTCAACTTTGACCGCATCTCTCGAAAAACGAAATGCCAACCATCGGCAGAATTCAGGTGCAAGCCACTCAGGGCAAACTGTGTTTTCTGACAAGAACTCAAAATGCTTGATTCCCAACAGAGAGAGGGAGACATAATGACTACTCTTCTCTTCTCTTCTCTTCTCTTCTCTAGGTAACGCATCGCTAACGCTAGAGGTAACGCTACCAGCGTTACTTTTTGCTTTGTGCGTCGCTACCCTTTTCGCAGTCATTGCCCGCGTTTTTGCTGTTTTTCCGTTGTGTCGGTCAAAGTTTGGCAAGGTCAAACTATGCCCGTCGTCAGCCATCCACCCCGAAAGAATCATCGAGTCGCAAAAGCCGCTAACGCCGACTCGTCGATCTAGTAACGCCTTGGTAACGCTAGAGGTAACGCTCGCACCGTTACCAACTGCGTTACCTTCTTGGGTCTGTTGATCGAACCAAGACCATACACGAAGTAATTTTCCTACGACTGCATCAGCATCAATCCCGAGAGACTGAGCCATCGCCCAAACCTCCGGCTTGTCGCTCGTCGCGGTCTCGAACTTTATCCAATCACCAGCCATCTCTCCACCAACCCTCTCAGTTGAAGCCAATAAACCGCTACCTACGGAAGATTAGGTGGTATCTTTTCGGAGTCCGCACTCGAGTGCCTCCACTCTGCAAGATCGTTATTTAAGTAGTCAATCATATCGCTGATCGTCATACACTTTTCAGCTGCGTCGATAGCCTGCGAAAATCCGTGCACAAAACCCCTTCGGTAACTACACTCCGCTGCTTCAGCAGCGACGCTCCATCTTGGCGAGTCCGGCAATTGTTTTGGCTTTAAGCCCGCAATGTCTGTGTTTTTAGATTCTGTCATTTCGTTTTCCTTGGAGTTAAAAACAGTCCAATCTTAGGACACAATAAAGAGCCGCCCGCCCTCTCGAACGAGCGACCCTGTGGTAGGCGAACCGACCTGAGAAGGATCAATCAAATAAGGTTGGCTGTGATTCGGACTCGCGACCGTTAATAGCACGATCAAGATTCCTAACCGCTTGCCGGAAGTATTCAGGCTTCAATTCGCAACCGTAAAACCGACGCGGATTAGCGATCGCCTTTTTGGTCTTAGGTGACTTACCACCCAACGAAACGTAGCCCTCTGACCCGATGCCTGTGAATGGACTGAAAACGATTTCGCCTGGATTCGAGTAAAGCAAAACACAACGCCGTATCACCTCCAATTGAAGCGGGCAAATGTGCTTCGTATCGTCCTCAGACTTAGCCTCAGCCGTGTTAAGAGTGTCAGTCTCTTGAATGTCACTCCAGCATCCTTCGGCCCAGTCAATCCAATCGTTTCGACTGACCTGATTCTCCGAGTCAATTTTAACTTGGTTTTCACCAGGCTTGCGGAATTTAATCAAGTAGTCCTGAAGCGTCCCGCGTTGAGCCGCCCGATCAGATTCGAGCCCTGCGAATTGAAGCTCCCTCGATCTTGTTCGGATCGCTTGAGCCTGAGGATTCTTACGGACGCTCCAATCGTACTCATAGACCAACCCAGCACGCTCACCTAAGCGAATGTTGAGCCCTCGAAAGTCGCAGAGCCCAACGCCGCCGGATCGCTTCATTCGCGGGATTTGGCAAACGTGAACAATAGCCGCCCGTCCCGGCTTAAGCACCCTTGCTAGTCCAGTGAAGAAAAACCCAAGATGTATTTTTGCTTCCATTCCCATCGCATCGACATTGCCGATATCGGACACCGAATCGGTATAGGCGTAAAGGCTTGGGAATGGTGGACTGAATACCGCAAAATCAACGCTGGATTCAGGCATATCATTAAGCATGTGAGGAATGCAGTCACCATTGTGGATCTTCCATTGTTCGCCATCGCTAAGCAGTTCGTTTTTCATCTTGTTCAATATCCTTGATGTGGTTGAGTAATTCAATAATCATCGTAGCCAACGTTCCGCTAGTGCCTGTCCAGCAATTAGCAGAGCCGAACCGTCGAGCGTGTTGCTCGATCTCAATCATTCTTTCCGCTGAAACCTTCATGGCCAATCTCCTTAAATAGTCTCATTTGCTCGTTCGTGTCGTACTCGACTCGATCCGCTTTGCGCAAAACATTTTCGACAAACGGAACCTCCAATTCAGTCACTGGAATATGCACGTTTAGCGGTCTTGTTGAGCCGATCCGGTTGGATCGCTTTACGCCTTGATAGTATTCCTCGTAGCTGTCTTTGAGCCCAGACCATACCTGACGAGTGCAAACCTGAAGATTGAGCCCGAAGCCAAGGATCTTTGGCTTGGTAATCAGCGTCCTAACTTCGCCGGACTTAAACCGATCAATCATCGATTGCCGATCGCTTTCCTTTGTGTCTCCACTGATAGAAACTGCATCTGGAAACGTACCCTCCATTTGCTCATGTTCATCATTGTAGTTACACCAAATGATCGTTGATTCATCCGGCCACGAATCAACAAGCGACCTGATGAAATCGTTTTTGTTGGATGCGATGCCGTTTTTACCTTTGGCGATTTGCGAAAGCTTACCACGCTGCCCAATGCCACCTACTGATGTCGTCACTAGGTTACCTGTCAATGCTTGAGCCGCAGTACGTTGCTCATCGGTCAAGTCGATATGATGGATATGCACATTGATAGGTGGAGTAACTCCAACATTATCACGCCATCCGTAAACCGCTGGATTCGTCAAGAATATCGACCAATCCGAAAGCGATTTATAAAACGGCCTCAATGCGTGAGGCTTTAACTCCCATCGGTTTTGAGTCTCACCGCGATTGATGAAATAGCAAGCAAGGAACTCGTTAACCGTTTTGGCTCGATCTAAAAACACAGCATGGTTTGCGTACTCGATGCGATCGTTAGGAGCCGGTGTACCCGTGGCGCAAAGCTTCCACTCAAGACCTCGACCAAGCTCAATCAATCGCGTACCCCATGCCCCGTAATGGCTCTTGAGCATCGAGCTTTCATCAAGGACAAGCCCTTTAAGCTTTCCACGCTTAAGCCCTTCGCGGATGGCTTCGTAGTTGGTAACGCCGATCAATGGCCCATCGTTGCTTGACAACCATTCTTGCAAGTCCGATGCGACAATGCGACCAATCGAAAGATCATCATAAAATCGCGATGCCTCATCAACAGTCTGCTTGCACACCATCAAAGGCGAAACGATTAGCAACTTTCCGCCGCTTTGCTTCGATGCGTGCCTTGCGAACTCAAGGATCATCAAAGTCTTACCGAGCCCGCAATCCGCAAAGATCGCGTATTTCTTTTTGCGTATAGCAATGCCGACAATATCCCGCTGATAATCAAAACACTTCGAGCAAGGATCATAGCTGGCCTTGCGTCGCTTCGCTTTCATGCCAAAGGATGAAGCGTATTCGTCAGGAACAACAGCCGCCGATCCCTTCCAGTTATAAACAGGCGATTGCCTAAGCTGCAAAAATTGCATGTAACTTGCAATCGTTTTTCGATCAAAAGTAATCTCCATTTCAACCTCCAAAAAATAGAACTAAAAACCTACCAATACCTCTCCTTGACCAGCCCATCATCGACAATCTTTGCTTGGTAAATGTGAATACGGCTCATAGTCCCTCCCCTTCCTCGACTTCTCGATCGATTTCGATAAGTGCGAAACCAAGGCGATTTGCTTCAGCAATTGCGCAGTGTTCATCAGAGTATCTGCAAGTGTTTCCGTTTGGGTAAACAACCAACCAGCACTTGACTCGCACCTTCTTTTTTGGTGAAGGGGCAAGGTTCCGTGGATCGTCAGTTGAAGCGTACATCATTCGGCCAGTATCGTCCCATCCAGCAGTTTCCCACACCCCTAGCGACTTTACCCGCCCTGTGTATTCAAACGCCTCCTGCCCCTCATTGATCGCGTCAATGAAAGCCTCTTCGCCATTGGCCAGTTTAACCGGCCCTATCTGCCATTTGTTACTCATAGCCCCTCCCCCTCCTCGACCTCGCGATCGATTTCGATAAGGGCGAAACCGTGCTTTTTGGTGTCGATAATCGCTTGGTGCTCATCGTGAAAAACAGTAACCCCGCCGTTAGACCAAATCATTAGCCACGCCTTAACTCGCACCTTCTTTTTTGGTGGGGGTGCAAGGTTAAGCAACGGATCACCTATACCCGAAATGGTATGCTCTCCAGCTATATTCCACTCGGCAGCATAAATACCCCCGAGCGTCCCCGTGCGCTCTCCGATGTAACGCTGTCGGTTTTCACAAAACCGATGGATAACCGCATCGAAACCATTGGCCAGCTTAACCGGCCCGACTTGCCATTTGTAATTACTCAAGACCCACCGCCTTTCTGTATTTAGATTTAATCAGTTTCGTTATTGGTTTCTTTGCATTGCGAACTTGGAAATAACCAAGACGCACCGCTTCGTTTTCGTCAACACCTTCAACCGTTGCGATGGCTATACGCTCATCGAACAATTCCTCTGAATCAGTCCTAGCTAGGACTCGCTTTATTTTTTCCAGTTCATCCGGCTTAAGTCCCTTTGGTATCACGATCGAGCAATCTCCAATTCGCAAGCTAGGCAACGCTTGACCTCGTACGTCCGTCGGCATCGAGAGCAAAGCCATTCTTTTTTGCCCTCTCTGCTTCTTTTTTCTTTGAGCCCTGATCGTAATGATCGGAGCTCGTTGTTTCGCCGTTGGTCGATTCCGTTCTGCTTCGCGAATTCTTCCTGGTTCAACCGATGGTTTTGAGCCACAAGAATGAGCCGTTGATGCTCTGCTTTGGATCGAGTCTTATCGGCTCGCTGTAGGCAGATTTCCTCTGGGCTCATGCCTGCTTGCTTGAGTGGATCGCATGACAAGCAGCATGTTGGCCGATAGCTAAGCGATCGGTTGAATGTTCGTTCGCAGATGGTGCAGATGGATTCCATTATTCCAACTCAAAGCCTCGCTTTGTAACCTTGATGCCCTGACCATTGGGAAGCCTGTAAAAGCAACCTTCCATTAGTTGCATACACCGACATTTTTCGACCTGCCTGATCGCTGGCCACTTACTTCGGTTTGCGAAATTTACTCGATCCTTACCGATCAAGCACCATTCGCTAGCACCTTGCGACCAATACGCATCGGAAGCCAATCGAGGCTCATCGCCTGGCAGCTTGATCCAGCCGCTTGGTATGTAGTCTTTGGAGCGTGAATCGACATTCACCGCCTCGATGCGTCGGCGATACCAAACCGTTTTGACTTGATCGCTGTCGTTGGTAAATGTCTTCCTCCACTCTCTCAGGTGGCAGTCCCACGCCTCATCCGTCGCTAGCTTCGGCTCATCGGGAAACTTCTCAAGCAACCTGTACCCTTCGCCGGGATCGGGCTTGTCGATGTACCATTGTGGCGGATCGTAGACTTGGCATTGGTTCCATCCAGCACCATCTTTATCGAGCCAACTACGGTCGCGTTCATCCCTCCATCCATTCAATACACTAGACCACCATCCTCGGTGCTCATAATCCCGGAACCTCGCCTCAACATTCTCGCCCTTCATCACCTTGGCAACATCCTCAGCTGTTGCATCCCGCCAAAATTGTTCGATCTTATCGTTCATTTTTCACCTTTCGCAAATTTGAAACCAGCTTGAAACGCTTGCCATTCAGCCTCGACCTGACTATCGAAGTACCGAAATTCGTTTTTAGCGATCATCCATGTGTCCAAGGTATCGTACCGATTCCTCATGTATTCCTCGAACGCTTCGCGGATATCATCCTGCTCTGCTTTGCTCATCTTAACTCCTGTTCATTGGCATGATGACGTATTTAGACTCACCGCTGACCCATAACGTAGGCCTTGCAGGATCCTTGCACCACAGCGACACCTGATCGGTCTTGTCTAGGCTCTGCAGCCAATCCAAGACGAACCGAAAATCCATTGTGATTTCAAAAGCTTCCGGAGTCTCAAGCGGTACAGAGACTTGAGACCGCCCAACGTCAGCCGCCCTAGCTGCAATCTTGCAAGAGCCATCGCCAAAGCTAAAGACAACGCCGCGAGACTCTTGCTCCGCCGTTACCGATGCCTGCCTTACTGCCTGGAGAAACGGCCCAGCCAAAAATCGGTACTCGATGCCATCCGCCGCTGGAATAACCGATTGCCAATTTGGGTATCGCCCCTCGACCAGCCTGGTCTGAATCGCTACCTTGTCGCCCTTGAACTGAATCGACGACTTGTTGACCGAGATCCCGACGAACCCCTCAGAGCCCTCTAGCGAGCGTTTAACGAGCCCGAGAGCCTTGGTTGGCACAATGGCCGAACCGCCCTCTAGATCGCTCCCTAGATGTAAATCTAGGCCACTGTAGGCCATTCGGCGCCCATCGGTCGCGATCAATTCCAATCGCTCGCCACCGGCAACGAAGTTAACCCCGCCGAGTTGATATCTTGTTGAGTCAACATCCGTCGCAAAATCGACGCGTCGCAAGGCCCCTAGCAGGCCCGTAGAGCCAACCTCGATGCTCTTGCCCTCGATGGCCGATACCCTCGGGAATTCGCTTGGATTGCGAGCCTGGAGCGTGAAAGAGCCTTCGTCGGTGGTAATCTCGATCGACCTTTCGTCAGCCTCGATCGTGACCAGCTCTGACCGGGATTCCTTGAGGATGGCTCCGACCCTGCGAGGATCCAAAAGAGCCGTCCCTTGTGAGTGTATTTCCTCAGGGATTGCATCGACTACCAGCGATGTTTCGCCGTTGGACGCCTCTAGCCTGCCCTTTGTCGCATCGATCAAGACATTGCCAAGAACGTCTTTGACTTGGTTGCTGGCCCCCGATGCTGCGAGATTGAACGCTTCCAAAAACTTCGACCTGTTCAAAACAACTTTCACGATTTACCTCCAAAATCTCGTACTGACTTGGCGTTGACTTGCACCCGACTAGACTGCAAACACAAACGCAACTAAAAACACAAAGAAAACCAAAACGATTGACCATACTATGTTCCCCGTATCTAGTCTTTCGCCTTCGGTGGCCTGTTCGCTGGCGGCCGTTCCGTCAGCTTCTTCGCCACCTTCGGCGGCAGCTTCGCTTTGGCGGCTTCGCCTAGCCAAGCCGCTAGCGTCATGCCTTCGGCTTTCGCTGCTTCTTCGAATGCTGCCCACCAATCGGAAGGCTGCGTAATGTTCTTTCGTTCGTTTGTCATTTCTTATCTCCAAACACAAACATCGTCGCGCCGATGGCGTCGATGTCGTAGGCTGGCTTTGGCTTCTCTCTGCGGTTCCATGCTTCCGCCGCATCGTCGCTCGACATGCGAACAAACTTAATGTCGCAATCCTCACAGCGCACTTCGTGCTTCCACACAGGTGAACAATAACTCTTGGCCTGCCCGCCACAGAACGGGCAGGGCAGTAATTCAATTTCGTTTTTCATTATGATGCTGCCTTGTATGCTTCTCTACCAATTCGATACCACTCGTCAAACGCTGCTTTCCACAATGTTTCAGCGTCAATCTCAAACAGGCTTGCGATTGTCTTGATGCTTTCGCGTGCGACTCTAATCGACTCTCGCTCATTGTTTGCGTCGATTCGACCCGTTGCGATTACTGCCAATTCGACTGCTGTCTTTGCTTCGCTCATCGTTTCATTTCCTTGTTTGTGGTTATCGTTGCCGCGATGTAATTACTATACACACACTTATCGGCCAGGGCAAGAACTCTACACACACTTTCGGGAAATTATTTGGAAAATCTTTTGGAGCGTCAGAACGGGGAACAAAGTGATGAATCGAAGCGACGGATCAGGCGTTTCCTGATGGTTAGTCTTTTGGCCGTCGCTCGATTATCGCCAGCGATCTCCATTGTTCACCTCCATACGCCGCCCCGAAGTGGTTTGGCAAAAGGATCGGGCAGGATTCGAACCCGCTGGCAACCCGTTAGAGGGCATAGTGCCTATGCGTGTCCCACCACGCCGCCGATCCTGGCACTCTTTTTAGCGAGCTGGTGCCATGCTCGCATTATCACTCTGCTGGCCCCTCGATGGCCGGTAGGTCAACCTTTTGGAGCGTGACGCGCTTAACGTATTCCGCGTCGATCGTCCTGTTATCGCTTTGGATATCAGCCTGCAACGCTCGAACGCTTTCAGTGTCATCGATAATGCACCAACCGCGACCGATTGCGTAATGCATGGCCGTTTTCATAGATTGCTCAATTGGCCACTTGTGCCAAGGATCAGAGTCCTTCGCAAAGTCGTTGCCAGGCTTTTCTGCGTAGTTGTATCCATCGCTATTGGCCCTGCGTTTCTCGATCAACTTTTTAGCGACAAATCCGGTGTGGATAACCGTACCAGTGTCGCGAATCTTGACAGACAAGACAACACCGCGAAGATCGTCAAATGAAATCGGCGGATTATCGAAATCGATCGACTCGATCTCGCAAGTCCCATCTGCTCCGATCTTGATCTTGTCATCGTAACCAATTGGCGTTGCGACCATGTGCATACCAGCACGATTCGCTAAAGCGTTTAGCCCTCGATGCGACAACTGGAAAAACAGTTGCTTAGGCTCACCTCGCCGAACCGATCTAGGGATTGCGAACGCAAGAGCACCCGCGCCGGTGCTTGGCATCATGCCGGTAAGAGCCGCGATTGCGATTACTCGACCGACCGACTCCTGCCCTTGCGGTGTGCTTAGGCATTCGTCGAAGTCCTCAGGCTTCTTGCTCGATGATCGAGCCGCCGACAATGCAACGCTGATGCGTCCAGCCGCTTCCCTTGCTCGATCTTCGCCGACCCAATCAGTAAGCACCATCGTTGCGAAGTTCAACGCAGTTTGACGGAATGCCGCTGGCTTGCTAAGAGCCTTGGTTTCCTTTTTCTGTTCTGTTGTTAGTTCTGTTGTCATTCCTATTCCTCCGAATAAACCCTTCGTTTTGGCAATCGCAACGGGACAATCCCGCTGCTGTAAGGTTGTTGCCAGTTGTTTGTTTCAAGTCTGCTTTCGTATTGCAGGACAAGACCCGCAGAATCCTCCAATCCCATGCGTACCGTATCCGGATCAAGCTCATAAAGTGCCACCGTCGGCGGAATGCCTCTTGTCGATGGCTTTGGTTTTTCAACCACTGCGAAAATGAATCGATACCATTCATTCGTTTCAAGTTGAACAGCTTGTTGGTAAATGTAAGCTTGCCGATGATATCCATAATCAACCGCCGACCATTGCCACCTGTGAGGGCTTGCGTCGTCGGTTGTCTTGATGTCCAGGATGAGTTTCATCGAGTCCACAATGCAATCCGGCTTCGCCTTAAAGCGATGCCCGAACAAGTCGAACTCAAAAGGCACTTCGACCCGTCGAGGCTGTGCCATGATCGTTGCAAACTCGGCATGGTTGTTCAACGCCTGGACGCAAGCCATAGCGTCGGCGTAGTCTTGCTCGTCGATAACGATCTTGTCTTTACTGTCCTCAAGATGCTCTGCCCACCTGATCTTCCCTGCCGTTGTTCGACGATCAACCTTTGGTGCAGCCGCAAATCGTTCATCGAACTTCTCAGGTTCAAGTGCCAAGCAATGCACCGCATGACCCATCGCGAAAGCGTCGGACTCTTTTAGCGGTAGCGTCGGCGGATCATCAACGTACCTCATCTTGAATTCCATCGGGTTTTGAGCCAAGCAGGATAGCTTGCTGTGGCTCAAGGCTCGGTTGGCGTAGTAGTCAGTTTGCATTTTGCACCTCGTCAAGTTCTCGGGAGTACATCGGCAGAAGGTTGAGACCTTGAGCAACTGCGTCATTTACTTCCGCAATCGTCGCATGGTAGCTAGCACCAACGATGGTTGGCTGAAACGGACTGATCCCCATGTCAGCCGAAACCATGCTAAACGTCAACGCTTGAGGCGGTGGCAACTCGAAAGCCATTACGCAAGCCTCTTGCACCTCATACGGTTGCTGCTTGAACAGAGCAACAAATTCATCTTTATTCATCTATTCACCTCTCATAACCAAGTAAAGAACAAAACCAACGCTGACCTCGACCACGCCGAGGTAAACAAACTCGCTAAGCATCTGGCTCATCGTGACCACTCCCTAAATCAGAGATTCCACATCCGAGACCAAGACCGAATGCGACGATGAAAATTAAAGCGTATGTCATTTTGAACGCTTCCTTACTCCGCGCCTTTGTTGATCGACCTGATTGGCTTTGAGCTTGTATGCTCCAAGCGACCTAGCTTGGCCGTGACGATCGTGCATCACTCTTGCCGCTTCACTCTGGTTGCATCCAGAATCTAGCAAGTCCTTGATTTCTTTGAGCTCATAAGCTGCAAAGTCCGCACCGCTTAAACAACCTGGCTTTGGAGCCACCTTCGGTTGATCTTGGATCGTAGGGCTCGGCAACGTGAAAGACTCCTCGCACTCTGCCCAGTATTCGCCGCACAGTTCTTGCCACTCTCTAGGCCACGATTGAAACTGCTTTAACGCGTCAAATTTATTCATCTTTCGATCTCCAAAAAAGGTTAAGCAACTTCCAACTCAATTCTAAGTAACGCCGCGTCATCGGCATCGATCGGCCCGCAGTTATCGCACTTCCATCGGCTCTTGCTTGCACGGTTAAGGCTTGCCTCGAATCGGTCAGATAGTGCTTCCGCCGCCCTGATGCCCGGATCAGAAGATAAGCCGACAAAAACCAAGTCGAGCATGTGCGGAAACGGGTTGTCGAATATCTCCAGCCGATACCATCGACCTGTCTGGATGCCTTCGCAAACCGCATCTTTATCGAAGACGCATTTGGCCACCCGCGTCATGGTCGTCCCATGTTGCTTTTGCATCCGAATCAAAATCCAAATCGGGCTAGTCATTTTTCGGCCTCCCTCTAGTTCGCTTGCTTAGCTTTTTCCAGCCCTTGACCGGATCAGTACCGAGAATCCGATGGGCTCGATCGACCATCGCAAGCCCAACGAACTCGCTAAGGTTGATACCCTCAAGCGATGCTGCCTTTCGTGCGAGCTCTGCCCAGTCTGCGGGCTGCGTTGTGTTGACGTTGACGATGTTACTACTCATCGATCTTGACTCCAAAGGGGGTTCCGTCGTCGAAAACCTTTTGATCAAAGGAAGCTTCCCACGAGTGGCTATGATGGCCGGACTTGCCGAACGCTGCCGGTGGAAAAGTATTCGACCGATCGTCTTTCCACGACCACCACCGATACCGATGGGGCTTGAACTCTTCCGCATTCGCAAACTGCCTGTACTTCGCCGGTTGCTCGATCTTGCGTATGATGGGGACAACAAAATCTGATTCCTCTGAATCCTGCCACAAGCTAGTATAACCGCTTGTCCAAATATAATTTTCCATATACCTAGCCTTGCGTATCGCCACCAACTCCCACCCATCGGGGACGCCTGGCACGTTCCTAAAACTTTCACTCATCTTTCAACCCCTTTCTAAGTTGCTGTACCGCTTCCTCGATCCCGTCGCCCAAAAGATCCTCAAGCCGTTGGCACTCAACCGCTAACTCTTGAGCTCGACGTTTGGCAGTACCTATCCAAGATATTTCCAGTCCGTGACGCTGCGAACGAGTAACGCTCCAAGAAATCTCGCCGACTAGATTCTTAATCTCCGCAAGCATTTGCTCTTTTGTGCGTTTAGGCATGTTGCACCTTCTTGGCCGATTGAATGAATCGATCGATCTTCGCCAATTGCGACTTGGCGTACTTCTTTTCCTCTGGCCCTAGATCGCCCGCAAGAGCCTCGTGAAACACATGCCCATCCTCGAAAAACTCCGACCGCCTTTGATTCGCAAGTTCAAGCAACTCTGTGGCGGTGTAGTCTTCTGGTTGCTTGCCATCATCGTTGCACCAGTTTTGCAGAACGCAATCAAGCTCCTCGATTGCTTGTAGTTTTTTCAATAATCGCGACATCGTTCTATCTCCGTGAAAAAAGTGTTGAAACCAAGACCCCGAATAATCACGCCAAAACGTGAACGTGCACAAATTCCCCATCGTGATCGACCGAGTGAATCTCGGCACCGTTGATTTCCGTCACAGCGATCGCAATCGCGTGCGAGTCGCTTAAGGCTGTGATCGGATCCCATCGCACTACGTTACTGTGCAGCGTGTGATCTTCGTCGCATCTTGCGTGCAACTTTCCGTCCGCCCAGTGAACCGTGATGGTTTTTAACTCGGGCTCGTCCTGGGCTTGCAGTTCCTCCCATTCCTCAGCCGTGATCCATCGAAAACCATCGGGCAGGTTGTCCATGTCGATCTGATCGACGCTGTAACCAATTGGCCCGGCTACAACGCAAAGCTCACCGGCTTGCGGTTGCAGATCGTAAATCGTAAGTCCGTCTTTTGTTAATCGTGCCATCGTTCTATCTCCATTGAAAAAGTGTTAAACCAAGACCCCGAAGGGTTTCGCCGTTACCGGCTCGTCAGTTGGTTAGCGAGCGGTTCGAGCTTCGAGCCACTTTTGAGCGCCCTTGAGGGTCTTAAAGTCCTTGCTCTGAGTGAAGGTCATCGCGGTGTAAGTTCCGTCAGCGTTCTTGTAAACACCACGGCTCAAGGTCTCATTGTTGGCATCTTCGATTTTGATCGTCGTTTGCATCGTCATCGTCTCCGGTTAGTGGTTTCGCGTCGGCGTTGTTGCCTTACGTGTGTATATTATCGACCGGCCAAATAAAGGTCAACAGGTTTTCGGGAAAAGATGTAGAAGTTTCCCAAAATAGTCGTTTCACCAACGAAAACGCAGGGAAAAAAGATTGTGAGAATTTTCAGCCGGTTACGGTTTTTTCGTATATCCGGTAGCAATCTAGGTGTGCTTGAGCCCATTGCGGCCCATGTTCGCCGGTGTTTTCCCACTCAAGATAGGCGATGGCGTGAGCAAATTCGTGAACCAGGGTATCTAACTGGACTTGCTCGGGACGATCGGCATTGATGCGGACGCGAAAATAGCCATCCATTCGCAGGCAATCACCCAGCAATCTCGCAGGCATCTTGCAACGCCTCACCGACACGCTAATAGTTGGGTTGGCTTGCTTCAAAGCATCCCGAAGGGCTCGAAAGTTATCCATTATTTCGCTCGCTTGGTATCGACCATTACCCTGCATCGACGAGAGCACCATGTGAACTGCAACCATGTCGCACCGATCGACTTTGGCCCGAGCATCTTCTCGGTCTCGAAACCATGATCCGAGTCAGCCCAAGCATCTTTGTACCCTGGCGGCCTGGTGTGCAATTGCTCATCGTGATAGACAACGCCCTTTGAAGAAATTCTCATTCTAGGAATTGTCAATGTCCATTCGTCGTGAGTGTGACCTGATAAAACGATGTCAGCATCGGGACTCCATACCGCCATTCGATTCGTCTGAATCACGCCTCTAGTAACTGGCCCGCCTCCGCCAGATCCGTGGAAGTGATAGAGCGTCTTAGAATCCTTTTGAGCTGTTCCGCCTTTCTGGTTGGCATCGTGAAAGCGGAACAGAACAAACCCGCCGTAGCCGCTCGATTCTACTTTCGACCCGTGGGCACGCATCCTAGAGGCCAGCCTGTCGGTCAAGTCGGTCTCATGTGCCTTAGTCACCGCTGTCTCATGATTGCCCTTTCCGAGCACCGCGAATTGAGCCCCGAATGGCTTGTAGAACTCAGCCGCCGTTTCAACGAGTAGATCGAAGTAGTTTCCGCCTCGATGTTCCTCCCGCAAAGCATTCTTGTCGGCTCGCTTGTCCCATTTGCCTTGCATCGCGCAGAACAAATCGCCGTTATCGATGATCGGAGCATCATAGTCGATGGCCTCTTGGAGGTGATGCTTCTCTAGCTCTTGGTCGCACTTTGGATTGTCATGATGAACATCCGACCGAAGCAATACCCATTGCTCCCAATCCTTGTTGCGGGACAGATCGATTGTGATCTCAACTACGTTCCGCTGTAGTTTCTTTATGCTCCATGCCATCGTCTTTCCTCCAAATTGAGTAAGCTTCGTCCGAAGTGATTTGTGGCTTGCCAAGCTTCGCATTGACTGCGTTGTGAAGTCTCACGCCCCAAGCGAAAAAGGCTTCGGGGCTTGAGTGATCGGGTGGCAATTCTTTTAGGATGTGCTGGAATCCGTCCCTGCAATCGCATCTCGACGGAATAAAGTAGACCCACAATTCCAACCACTGAGGATCGCAGCCTTTGTAGTTGTGAAGCAAAGCCCATGCAAAGCGGCCCTGCTTGGCTGTTCGCTCGGCTCTTGCTGCAATCACCTGTTCTTGGCTCACTGGTTGCCTTGGTTGCGGTTGCTGACCGACTAGCTCGATCTTACTCGATGTTGGCACCGCTGGCGGTTGCTCGACGTAACGAGAGCCATCGAGATTGATTTTTAAGACAGTGTGATCGTCCATGTTGGGGCACTTGTGCAAACGGAAGCGGATTGTAAACCTGTGCAAGTCTGTGAGCGGGTATGCGTATCGATCGCAGAAAAATAGTTCGCAGGATCGTAAAGCTCTAAACAAACACCATCGGGATAACAGCAAGGGCAATCGTTGAAGAATCGACAGCAAACTTCATCGCAAGCAATCTCGCTACACTCAAATGTTGGTTGATATGGGGTAGCTGGAAAGAATCCCGCAGTAGTCTTGCTTGCACCGCAACCGATGATTTTGTCACCGTATACAGTACAGCAAAGACCATCAGCCTCACCGATGCCGGTACGGAAGCACAACGCAAGATCAACAGGATCGATGTCGAATCCAAGTCGCGACAAGCTCAATGCCGTTCCTGGGCATCCGTATGGATCAGGATCGTTTGCGCATTGAGTGTTCGTTGAGGTACACAACTCTGGACAAGGATCATCGTCGCATCCATCGACCTCCAAGATAAACGCATCGCCCCTGTCGCATTCTTCGGCAGGATAGCTGATCGTTGAATTGTCAGGTGTGATTGCTCCTGTGCAATAACAAGGCTCTTGGAAGATGCACTGACTGTTTGCTATTGGGCCACTCGGCCCGTAGATACAAACCGATGAGACGTAACTGTACGGATCGTAATCGCATGACGTAGAGTCGCAACCAGGCACATCGGTATTTGCAAACGACACGCTACCCGTTGGCATTGTGTCATAGTATTTGACTCGATCGAAGTAGAATTCCCCGCCAAAGCGACAATCACCGCTACTAGGTGGGCTCGATGGTACATCGCTGCAAGTTATCAGACTCGGCGTTGGATCGCTGAAAACAAAGTCTGGATTAGCTTCAAAGCACGTTGTATTGTGCATCAATACCGATTGAGTAATCTTGGTAGTCGCATTGCCGTAAATCTTCGATGACCAATCGTAAATTATTCGCGACCGAATGACGATCTTGCATCCTCCGGTTTGACCTTCAACCCCGCTGCAATCAACTTCTTCTTGACTGATTCTAACCTTGATCTCTCTTACCCTTCGCCACACGGCAAGGAAAGCGTTATCCTTGAACTCCCAATCGGTCGTAGTCGTCGCGATTAACTCAACTCCCTCGGGACAACAATAGTCTTGGGCGATCTCATCACACCCACCAGGAAAGAATTCAAACCCGCGATAGTTCGGCGTTAAAAATCGGCTGTGATCTGTTACGCATTGCTCAGTAACGAGACCTTCATAAAGCATCCCGCTACAAGACTTAGACCAGCTCGGCGTACTGTTTGGCGTAAACGTTTGCTCATAGCAACAATCGCCACTCCAACCGCTTCCGGTGTAGCCGCTAATAGTCACCGTCGGCAAGTCCTCCAATGGCAAGCAATCGCAAGCACAACAACAGCGACCCATTCCACCCATTAGCAGAGCTCCACAGCAAGCCACTTGGCATCGACCGGAAAAAGCAGCACAAGAGCCGCTGAACCGATTGCAACGCCGGTCGGATTCCATGCGGTATATGTTACGCTTCCCGCTGTCCAATTGCCAGAGCCAGGAGCCTTAGCCGTTACCGTTCCGCTACTATTGGCACCGATGCCCGATGTTGCCACCGCTAACAGCGGGGTCTCACAGGCGATGACCTTGATTAAATCGACCTCTTGTTCGTCGTCGCCGATGTAAGTGAACAAGCAACCCTTAGACAAGTCGAAAGATGATGCAACTGGCCCCATCCGAGTGCCTGTTGTGTAGGTCGCTGAATCCTTCGTTGCTCGAAACACTGGCCCCCATTGAGCCGTACCGATTTCATCGGGCAAGCACTCGCCCGGCCCATTGAGCAAGAACGGCCCCATTACCGAATCGGTGTAGTCGAATGGCCGATCCACCTCGATGTACGTTGTCCCGTCGATCTCAGATGATCCGATCATTTGGACGCACCCGTAAGGCGGAATCGTCTCGGTTGACTTGTTCACGAAGTAGATCGGAGTCGGCGTGTACGGCAGGAAAGCCCCTTGAGACGCTGTGCCACTTCGCTCGAAAGCTTGCACTGCATCCCAAATGCGCTTAGCCTGCTTTGGCGTATACGCTCCGATCTGTTGAGCCATCTTAGCCCCTCGTATCGCAGAGCAACGAGATCGAGTAGATCGCCGGAGTAACCGCCGTTGCCGTCGCTGCGTCATTCGACGCGATGCTCAAGCGGACTTCAATCAGATCCCCAGGATCCACGCCCGTAGCGTTGATCGTGAAATCGTAGTTGGCCGCCGTGAGTGAATTCATCGACGTTGCTGGAGTCGTCACAAGATCAGAGCCGAGCGATCCATCGGAGCCGACATAAGCCTCTGCGTCGATCGTGCAAGACACGTCGGCGACGGTCGTTTCCATCTTGGCCCGGATCCTGAGTTGGATCGTTTGCCCGTCCTCATAGTTCGACGGGATCGGAATGGCCAAATAGAGCCGCCTAGTCGTCGATCCTAGAGCCTTTACGTCGCCTGCCGTAATTCTGACAGGATTCGTGCCCCAAGTGCCTGTAATGATGCCAAGATCATCGCTGGCCGGTGTCGCTGGTAGGTTGGTTTGCACCGCATCCCATACCCGCGCCTGCGTCAACGGAATAACGGACTCAGCCAAGACCCTTTGAGCTAGCTTGGTTGTTGCGATGTCGGCATTACCCGCGATCGTGTAATTAGTGATGACCTCGGGAGGAAGAACCATCGTGATATCAGGAATCGTTGTCATAGTAGCCCCAATGCTCCGTAGGGAAGTGGATTGTAAATTTTAAACTCTAACCAGTGTGCCTGCACTTGTTGACCTTCGGTCTGTGGTATCTCAAAACCGTTCGCATCGAGCAGCACCGGACGGTTTGTCGGCTCACCGCCCTTGAGTGCTCGGACAATGATGTTTTTCTTTTCGCCTGGGTTGGCAGGATCGTCGATTTCAATTTTCTTATAGAAGCCTTGATGTCGAGTCCGACGATACCAAGCCTTTTCGTTGGTCGTGCGGTATGGATAGCGGAATCGGATCTGTCCCGTAACCTCCCAATAGGCAAGCTGAGGCGTGACTACATTGGAGGCTGAAAGCTTCATCAATTTGGCTGTACCCGGTGGCCATCCCAAAAACGCATCGCTGTTGACCGATCGACGATACGCCGCTTGAACGTAAGGATTAAACATCAGCATGTTCCGTTTGATCGTAACCGTCTGATCCGGTAGCAATGTCTTAACGCCCTCGATGGGCTCGCCGTTAACCGTTTGGATCGGGTTGCCGTCCCAATCCTCGTCTATTTCTTCCTCGGTCTCAACGTCGTCCCAGTCGATTCGAGGTGGAGCGAAAAGCGGGTTGTCCTCGTTCTCTGATGGCCCTAGCTCGCCGGTGTAGTCGATGTTGAGTTGCCATAGGATCAAGCTTTGCCGACTCAAGGAAAAATTGTCAGCGAAAGCATACGGAAAGTCTTCTGAAAATCGATCACCCTCTAGGATGCCGGTCGATGAAAAGCAGTCCACCTCTTTAGCCTGTGGAGTCGTTAGGATTTGAAATGCTCGTTGCAACTTAATCTGTCGCTTTCGGAAGTTGTCCGATAGCGTCACCGATGAAACCGGCTTAGACCACATTTCAGTCACTTCGATGATGTTGCTCATCCTACGAACTCCAACTGAAAGTTATCTGCAGCACCTTGTTTCGGCATCGCTTTGATTGCTTCGGTTACCTGGTCAAGTTTTTCAACCGTCTTGAGCGTATTGGATGCAATATCCTTTTGGATGTCCTCAGATGCACCACGCATCACAAGCCGTTGTTCGACGGCCATTAATTGAGGCTTTTCGGAAAGCTTTTTTGCTAGTTCGCTTTGCTTCTTTTGCTTGTCGAGTGCTGTTTGCTCTGCTGCGATTCGAGCTGCTGCGTCCTCCGACAATCCCTCTTGAACGAGCCTAAAGCGATTCGCCGCTTCTTCGCCTTGCGTCAGTAGGATTCGCTGTTCTTCGAGTCGCTGAGTTTCACTGGCTTGCAAATCGGCGACCCGCTTGAGCCTTGCTTGTTCCTCGTCGTCGGCTCGTTTCTTGTCCTCGGCATTCTTCTTGGCGATGTCCGCTGCACGCTCGGCCAAGATGATTCGCTCGGCATCGATACCAACGATTCCCTCGTCGGCAAGTTGAGCCTGTCTTGATGCCTCGATCCCCTTGGTCAATTCGATGTATTGAAAATTTGCCTTCTTCAGTTGGTTTAACGCAGAGTCTTTAATTTGCTTGGCTTTTGCTGCTGCTTCATCCTCTGCTTTTTGCCTATCCTTGATGGCCTGAATTTCCAACGATCTTGGCCCGAACAACTCTCCCATCTTTTGCTTTTGCTTCTCAAGGTTGTTGATGATTTCAACCTGGGAATTCGCCTCTATCTGCAATTGATTGATCGCGTCGGTGTTACCTCCAAACGGATCGAACTGAGACTTGAGTTTATCGATCTGTGTGAGCCTAGAGTGCATACCATCGTATGCTTTATTGAGCTCCTTTTGGATGCCTTGGAAAGCATCATAAGCCGCCTGCTGCTTGGCCTTTGGATCTCGAACAAGCGAAATATCTTCGAGGGTTTCGCCGAACTTCTTGTTAGAGAGCTCGTTTAGGGCTGACGTAAACCTATCGGCATCTTCCGTTGCTTCCGTGAGTGCGTCCTTGACCTCCTCGACTCCGAAGATCATCTCACCGATCGACTTACCCAACTGAAACGACATAACGCCAACAAGAGCCGCGAGACCAGCCTTAAACAGATTCGCACCTGCCCCGCCGAGCTTTTGCACCTCGGCAAACTGACCGACCTTTTCTGTGATAGCTGCGACTTGCTGAGCCGCTGACGCAAGCTGACCGCCGCCCAATTGACCGGCAAGAATACCGATGAACTCGGTCGAAGCTTTAGCCTTTTGGCCAGTCTCCTTGATGCCCTTAACCGATGCCTCAATGTTCTTGGCTGCGCTCATCGCCTGTGCGGATGCTTTATCCTCCGCCGCTATAACGATTTTGACCGCATCGCCTGCCATCTATGCTCGCTCCGCTTTTGCTCGTTGTTCTTCGTTCTTAAACCGTCTTGCCGCCTCTAGAAAACTAACCGCCTGATCCAGAGCCCCACCCGCTACAGGTGGCAGGCCTTCATCGAACAGGTCAACCAACTCAACGAATTGCCCGAGTCCATCGCAATATCGATTGGGGCAGCCCTCAATCCGAAAGATGCCTTGATCGCAATGATCGCACCCACCACCGTTGCAAGCTGTGCATTCGATCTCGATCGGTTCATGGCTCGTCCCTTTGTCCTTGCATTCTTTGTCGCTGCAATGCCGACAGAGCAATCCCTGCCGAATCAATGCCGCGACTCTCAGTCTTTTTTTTCGGAGTCGTCCATTCGTTGATTGTACGCGCACAACGAAAGCAGCTCTCTGGCTTCGCTAAACGTCAACAGCTCATCGAGAGCATCGACGCTAAACGGTTGCCCCATGTTCGACCAACCGCAAACAACTCTCTTTAGTTGCTCGATGGTTGCATCGAAGATTTCATCGACAGTCACGCCATCTTTGTGGATGATCTCGATAACCTCAAGTAACTTGCGTTGATGCCGCATCGATTGAGACTTGACGCGAAACACTGGCCGCGATTCGATGGGCTTGTCCTTGTCGGATGCAAGCACCACCGAAAAGCTTTGATCTGGTTCCAAGAAAATTGGCACGTTACCTCCGATGCCTATTAAGTTGCCGCTGTAAAGGTGATCGAGCATTCTTCGTCAACGGATGAACCGTTTCGATTCGCTTGCCACTCGATTTCGTCAGTGACCATGTTTTCTCGATCAGCTTCGGTTAATCCGACAATCTGAGCCTTCGGGCAAGCGATCGTGATCTTGCTGTTGGTAGGCCCGTCGAGATCCCAAGTCAGAGCGTGTTCGCTCATATCGAGCATCTTGGCATAAACCGGGTTGGTAGCAACAAGCTTGGCCTCAGGGTTCCCCGTGACCTTGATGAGCCTGTTGGTAATCAATCCGCACTTGAGCCCTGCGACGTTGCTAGAATCTTCCCGAAGCATCATCGTATTTCCGCTGTCGAGCGTCATGTTCTCAACTGCAAGATCAACGCTGTTCCATGTCGTCGTCGATGATGCGAACCGCAATGGGCTCGCAGTCGGATAGGTCGGAACCAGGATCGCCGTATCGGTCGGAGACTCCCAAACTCCCATAAAATCAAACTCAAGAAATGCTGCTTTTCCTGTCGGGCAGTTGATCTTGAAAGTTCCAACGCATCCACGCAAAAGCTTACGAACGCCGTCGATGTAGACAGCCATCGTAAGGGTCTTTACGTTTGTCCCTGGGGCTTCCGTCCGAGGCGTGAACACTTGACCCGACTTGACCCAACCGCAAGCAGGAAGAAACGTATCGGCCCATGATGGCTCGGTAGCCGTACCATCCCAGCTTGCATCATGCTTGAATGTGAGCCGGCCCTTGTAATTGCCTGGCACGGAAGCACGCATCCCGAAGGATGCTTGACCTTCCCTGGCCTCAAGTTCCGTTTCGCTTTGGATCATGATGTCATAGCAGTTGAACGCTGCTTCGGATGCCGTCAGAGCCTCCGCCGTTCCCGGTGTAGTCTCGATCTTTGCCGCCAATACTCGCTTGCGTTTCAGTAGAGTCATTTGCCTAGCTCCCTTGATGCTCTTAGTTTGATCTGTCCACTGGCCGCAAGAATGATTTCTCTAAGCCGCCTATTGATTTCAATTGGGAGTCGCTCCCTTGCTGTATCTGCTGCAATCGTCCCGATGTTGCCTTCTCGGAAGTAGTCACCGGGTCGCTTGCTAAGAACCCGAACAAGCTTCCTGGCCCCTTCGCTAGCTGGCCGATAAACATCGCCACGCCATCGCGATTGAATGAACCCATCGGAGATGACCGTCCACCCGCCGCCCATGTGCGTCTTGTATTGAACGCCGAGACTCTGCCTTTTACCTCGTCGTTTTTTGCTATAGGACTTGGCCTCGTTCATCCGAACCGGGAAGTGATGACCTTCCCAAAGCCCGATGGTTACGCCTGCGTTTCCGGGCTCTGCTTTGTTCTTTTGCTTGATCGTCTTTTTGAGCGTTGCCGCCTTGTTGATCGGTTTGGCTACGCCCTTGTTCTCACTCGAAAGCTTGAGATTGACTAGCGGATTGAGTGCCTTGGCCGCTTGGACTCGGACAGTCTTTGCAGTCCTATTAACCGCTGTAGCCAAGTGCCTTGGCAAGTGATCGCCGAACGCTCCAAGGTTGATTTTCATTTGCCGGATTGAGGCTTCATCAACTGTGATTTTCAGCATCAGTTCCGAAGCTCCGTTGGATCATCTTCCGAGACCCTGAAAGTGATTTGCAAAGGGACAGTAAGTCCATCGATCCCGCCATCCGCCGCAATGAATTGTACACTCCCAAACACCGCATCGATAGCATTACCGCCGAAAGTATGCCAAGTCGATGAGCCACTTGCAATAGCTTTAACAACATCGGCATGGAAAGCATTTAGCATTTCGTCTATAGCCTCTTGCCCTCGTTCGTCCTGCATGACATGGCAATGGATGTTGAAGGTTTGCCGATAGGCATTAGCAGGCGGAACACCTGGCCTATCTAACTCGCCGACTCGATCCAGTGGCCCCTGAGTCAAGACGATTTGGTTATGTCTTGGCGTAAAGTCTGCGAACCGCTTTGGACGCTGTACCTCACTGATAACCGTCGAGTACGAACCGCTATCAACCATCGCATCGAGACGCGACTTGAGAGCGAGAGCGATCGTTTCAACAACTGCTACCGGCATTCGAGAATCAGCATCCCTTCATCGTGTGCTATAAGCCTGAGAATCGAGTGAAGCCTTGGAGGTTGTCCAACTCGATCCGAAAAACTTAATTCATCACCACCTAAGTTGAGCTCATCGCTCGATATTCCTTCATTTTCATCATTGGCAACGTGCACCTCAAAAACAGGATACACAACGTCGCCATCTTCAGGGAGGACGCCTAGAGCTTCGCGAACGATAACAGCCTTGATGCTGCGAGTCCTGCCGTTACGTTTTTTGTATCCAGCAGGTTCTGCAAAATCATTGAGGTTGGCGAAGACCTTCTTGGCATCCTCTTTGATGAGGTCATGAAGGCTCATGCTTATCGCTTGCACTCGACCGAGACATAATCAACCGTCACGCTGTTGACGTTGGTCGATGCAGTCTTGCTGATCTGAACAAACGGTTGAAGCGATCCAGTTGCAGCCGACATCGAGAATGTCGTGGTCGAAGCGACTCGGGCACCGTCGATGTAGAACTTAACATCGCTCTTGCCGCCAGTGAAGTCGATAACGAATTCTTTGTAGGTCGCAACCAACGAAACGCCTGATGCCTTGTCGTCGTTGTCGGTCGTTCCGTCATCGCTTTCACAAACAACAGCATTCGAGCCCGCAAGCTTGAATTGTGCGTTGTTGGCTGTCGCGTCGGTATCGTCGTTTCGAGCCGACTGCAAGCCGAAAGCCAATGTGGTAGCAGCATTGAGAGTTGCAACCGTCTTGACGAGGAACACGGCTCGCTGGATGTTGTCGATGTCAAAACAAAGCTTGTCACCGAAGTCCAGACAAACATTTTGAATCTCGTTGGCACTATCGAAGGTCAACGCGATTTCGCCGGTAGCCGATGGGCTCACCGAAGCATAGGTTGGAGTGCCACTGGACGAGGTGTCAGTGATCTTCCAATTGCCTTCACCAACCGTGGCCGTGTAGGTCTTGCCGCCGAAGAAATCATCCTCGAACTTGGCATGATTAACAAATCCGCTCATTTCTCATTTTCCTTTTGTGTTGTGTTGTCGCTGTCAAAGAAAGCCCTGGCCAATGCCGACCAGGGCTATAGGTCAATTAACCGGACTAGGTACGGTTGCCGAAGATACCTCGATGGTCGATCACTGCTGCGGCCATCGATTGGCGAACGTAGTAGTGATAAGTGTCATTATCCTTGTTCCATTCGGACTCAAGCACTGGGGATTCTTCGCCGTTAAGGAACGTGATTTCGACGGTATCCACTTGGGCGTTGTCGGCGATCGCATACCAGTTGGTCGCGCTGTTTGCATCGAGCAACGCGGTTGCAACAACTTGAAGCGGTCGAACGCCGTTCACACCGTAGATGTTAACCACGCCTTCATTGCCGTTGCTCTGAGCGTAGGATTGGCTGTTGACCAGTTCCAATGCCGTCGCTGCGTATGCTTGCGGTACGAGCAACGTGCGAGGCGAAAGGTTCAGGTAAACATCGCTGCTGAGGCCCTTTTGCAAGGACATCAGCTTGAACGCTTCGTTCAAGGTCGTCACGCTTGGAGCAGCAACTGAAGATGCCGTGATGTTGCTTCCGCTTGTGTGCGATGCACTAAACAGAGCAAAACCGTCAGCCATCGTTGGGTTGGCAAGCAAAGCATCGTAAACGACCTTCTCCTGCGTCCTTCGTGCTGCGTTGCCGTGCATCGCTGGGATGCGGGACAATGCGTCAAGGTCGTCGTTGACAACGGTTTCCCATGAGACTGAGAACTTCTTGCCGAACTTCTCAACCTTGTAGGATCGCTTGGAATCGACTACTTGACCTTCAGGGTATGGAGCCGATTCAGGAACCATTTCAAGGTTTGGAGATTCTCCGAGTTGGATTCGGTTGATGCTTTTGAAGTCATCGACCGATTGAGCCTGACGAGCCCACAAAGACCAAGTGTATGGAGCTTCTTCGTAAGCCGCTCGGAGCGTCTTGCTAGCTGCATCTAGCAGGATGTTTTGGAAGCTGCCGGTCGTGTGGTAGGCTTCGATCGATCGGCGAATGTTGAGCCGATTGAAGGCCTTATCTTGACCCATAGCCATTCGAGCAACGTCGGCTCGACTGTACTTCTCTGGATTGATGCCCATGCGTCGAACGCACAATTCAGCAAGCCGATAGATTCCGAGGTTGCGGAAATCTTCCGATCCTGCTGCTTGCGGGGCTTGTCGTTTGACAGTCCCTTGGAAGCATCGCTGGATCAAACCAGCTTTAGCTGTTGCTTCAAACTTGTCATGCTCCGACTCGGTAACGCGAACATCGCTGCCGACAGTCTGTCCGATTGGGGAATTGCTCATCTTTCGGATGATCCTTTCTTGAGCGTCTTGAACTGAACATCCTGATTCGACCAGTTCATCCACAAAGGAACGCTCGACCTTTGCTAGAGTCCCCGCCGAGATAATCGCCTTGCGTCGTTCGTCAACTGCCTTGAGTTGTCGAGTCACTTCCTCTTGTACCTTTTCATCCATTCGCATTGCCTCATCTTCGGGCTTGCTTTCTTCGGCCCTCGCCATTTCTTCGGATGGCTTATCGCCTTCCATCATTTCAACTTCAAGTGATGGCTTTTCCATGTGGTCTGCCATCCACTTGATAATCTCGCTCGCATCGGTCATCCCTTCTGGGAGACCAAGGGCTGTGAGTTGAGCCATTAGCTCTTCGTTCATGCCTGCCTGCCTTTCTTCTTGGTCGTATGACCGTCGAACAGTAGAATTCGGATCTGCACCCGTTGCGCAGATCGAAGCGTTGTGAGGTTCCCAAGCGGTTACAATTTCCGCTGGCCCCTCGATCACCTTGCCTTGTCGGGTGGTGTACGTTTGACCTTCTGAGACGTAGACCCTCGCAAGGATCTGAGCATCAATCGAGAAGTCGTTTAGATGGCCCTCGTTGTACCGAGTCGCCACAATCTGAGATTCTTCGTCGGATGCGAAAGACGCATCACCAACGAGAGAACCATCTTGAATCGAGATGTTCCGGATCGAGCCAAACACATTGCGAACCGTTTTATCATTGTGAGAATCGACGATTGGAAGTTGATTCTTTCCGTTGCGGAATTGAACACCATCCATGAGCAATACTTGACGGATCGTCTGCCGACGTTCTTGATCGTAAATATCGATTGGAGTCTCGGTTGCGATAACTGCTTTTCCGTCTTTTGGTGCCTGAAATGCTCGCTGGATCTTTGGCACCGAAGCGATCCTTTCAACCTTGTCTTGTGATTCCATTTGTCGCTTTACCTTTGCTGACCAAGATCGACCTGCATCACCGCCCCAAAGAGCCCAAGCGATTCGACCCGCTGACGGAAATCCTTTTTGACCTGGCTTCCATCCTTCGCCTTTCTTGTCCACTTCGTGACGAGCAAAGTAGCTGACCATACGCCCGATGGTATCGGGACTAATCTCTTTGCCGTTCGATAGGTCGCGAGCCCTAGCAACGCCAACAGGAGTCCCGCCGCGATTGTGTTCGCGCCTCCATTCGAGACCCTGCTTGGCTTCTTCTCGCACTCCCTCGGGAGGCGTAAAGTCAATGCCGTCATACTTTGCACGCTCGACTTGTTCCGATGCGTACAGAGCCGCGATCTGATCGTTAGCATCCGATTCACTTGCGTGGCATCCCATAAGCTGGCGTTCGTTGCTCTTGAACACTCCCCAAGGCTTAGCGATCGGACAAGCCGCTGTAGTCTTTGCGTCATAAGGCATTGGCTACCTCGCTGACGACTGCTTGAGCCTCTGGATCCGTTGCCGATGCCGATTGAGCCGCCGAGATTGCTAGCTGTTGCTCTTGTGGAGTGAGCAATCCAAGCTTCTTCTTAAGTGCATTTTCTTTGGCTCGTTGGTACATGACCGCTCGCCATGATCGACCCCTTGCACCCAACTCTGCTTGGTAGTCCGACATGAACGATTCAATTGCATCCTTAGCCGCTGCTTGCTCTGTTGCCGGATCGACCCATTCCCATTCGGGTGTCATCCACTCAACAGGGGCAAAAGTGCGACGGTCACTCAGCAACTCGCTGGAGGTGGGAAACGAGGGTAGGGAACTGAGTGCCGCCGCATCGAGAAAAGCATCCCAAACAGGCTGAAGCAAATGACGGATCAAGTATTTCTGCCAACATCGAAACCGCCGACGATCTTCTAGCTGGCTTGTTCGTGATGCACTGTAGGTTGTCTGGCTGTAGTCTCTTGCTACCGTTTCATACGAGAGCCCTGTACCGACTGCGATCTGTCTTAGGATCAAAGCGATCCAAGGCTCTGCCGCTGAGTTAGGACGGCCTGGATTGAGCCCTACGACATCCTCACCAGGTCGAAGATTCATGACCATGCCTGGCTCGACATGGCTATAGCTGTTGCCTGCGTCGTCAGTGTTGCCGACTCCATCGGGCTCGATCAGATTCCCAAGTGGCGTATCAGTCTTGATGGCAACAGTGAAGCACGACGCGACAGCCGAAGCTTGAAGTTCATTGTCGAGATACGTTCCTAGGTCACGCACCGGAGTTACCACCGGAGCAAACCAAGTAACGCCCCTCGTTTGACCGATGCGATCCTGCCTGTATAGGTGCATGATCTCATTTGCCGGTACACGTTCGGGAGTGCGAGTTACTGCATATGGTTGCAATGGATGGTCTTTGTAGATCCAGTAAGCAACCGGCCTACCAAGATCGTCAACCTCAACCCCGCGAATGATTCGATTGTCACCAGCCGGAGTCAGCCTTGCTGCATAGTTGTCCTTGTCGCCTGCAAGCCTGTCAGCTTCGATCAATTCGAGAGCCAATGGGACTGGCCGATAGATTCCTCGATAGACCTTGCCAGGCGTTCTAATGAGCCGTACAAGCACCTCACCGGCCTCGACCATTTCACGTTGGCAAATAGCCTGGATTTCGTCGAGAGTGTATTTCCCGTTTACGTCACAAACTTCCGCCCACTCTGACCAAACCTTATCGCGTTGGTCGTTAATCGTTTCGATGTCATCGCCGCTTGGAGTCTCAAACTGGCTCTGTGCTTTGATCCCGCAACCAACCACCGATGAGACAATGGTATCTACAACGCCCCATGCGTAAGCATTATTCCGCACCAAGTCCCGAGCCCATGCCCGAAGAGTATCAGCCCCAAATGGCCCTGACAGCTCCATGTCCGCTGGATTGTTCTTTGGCTTTCGACTCGATGAGATTCGCGACGGCTCTGCCCCTGTAAAAGACCTGAGCACCTTGCGAGCCTGAGCCCGTCGGAGTCCAGCCGTAGGGCTGATGGCCGTGATAACAGAATCGAGCATCTTGCCGATCATCGACGAGCCCTCGACAATCTGCCAAGAGTCACGCCACCGGAACCGCTTTCACGCTCGACCTGTTGCTGCAACATTCGTCGTTCTTCAAAGAGCGACTTCAGGTCAAGTTTGGTAACCGTCCGAGAGCCAATAGAATACTGCTGAGCCCCTCCGGTAACGAGAGCCTCAATAGCTGCGTCGATGAGCGTTAACAGACTTGCCGCTGATGCCATGCACAAAGGATTGCATGGAGAGCAAACATTCTCAATAAGCCTGTA